ACAGGTACAGTACCATCTGCATTCATTCCGCCTTTCAACATCATGTCAGCACGGCTAGAAATGCTATAGTGTACGTGAGCTTCAGCACCACCTACGTAGTTGTAGAACTCACGGAAACCTGCATTGTATTCTCCAATGTCAGAGAAACGCTCACCATATTCACCACGAGCAGAACCTTTACGGAACATTTTAGTACCAGATGCAAGATATTTGTTTTCCAAATATTTAGCATTGTCATTGTTTACTAACTGTACAGTGTAGATGAAAGCATCACCAGTAGGGATGATATCGTCTGCAGTGATGTACATTTCAACACCATTGTACTTATCATAAGTGATGATATCACCATGACCGAAAGTACGCTTGTTCAATTTAATCTTGAAAGAAGTACCATCAATACCTTTAGAAGTGTTAGTACTATCAATGTCTTCAACAACATAAGGTAGTTCTTGAGCAACAGGTACCTGCCACTTGTACTCACCACGGTGATTGTTTACGTCAATGATGTTTTTACCACCAAAGCTAGAGAATTGATACAAAGGCATTTCTACCTTTTGCGTCATTGCCCATAAATCTACAGGACCCATATCCATAGGTTCTGCGCTTTTCAGCATGTTTACTAAATGGTAAGAATCTACGTGTGAAGTAGCTTTGTAGCTAGTATCACGCAAGAAAATACCATTGTTTAAAGTTGGAGTGCTCATAATTATTTATTTTATTTATTTGTTTGTGTTATCTTTTAAATATATTTTTCTGTCTTGAAATTTTACGTGCTGGTTTGCTTTCTCTCTCTTCTGCCACTGTAGATGCAATACGGTTAGACTGCTCTGTCTTTAACTGTCTAACTGTCTTCTCTACTGTCTTGTTCTTACCTTGATCCATAATCTTAGATCTGTAACCATCAGGGTCAGATAATAACCACAATGCTTCAGCTATAAGATCATGTCTTGGTTCAACAAATTGGTATTTCTCTAGGAGATGTCCCAATAAGTTGGTGTTCTTACCTGAGATAGAAGGATAATTAGGTTGAACAAGTCCAGCATATAACATAGATTGTGTCTTCTTATCTAACTTTACACCATTAATTTCTGATGGTTCTAAAGCTCTATATACACTATCCATGTATGCTTCTGCTGCTTGTTGCTGTTGCATCTTCATTTGCTCTTGCTCTTGTAGCTTACGCTCAAGAATCTGCTGTTGCATCTTATCCAACTTTGGTTTAAACTTGTTAGCTTGCTGTTCAAGCTTTCCAAGATCTTTCCAAGTTTCAATCTCTTCAGTGATTTCATTATCATCACCAAAGTTTGTAGCACGTAAGTAACTACGTATGATATCTTCTTGGTCCATTTCATCAGTTGGATCTAAAGATCTTATTTCTTCAGATGCTGCTAATGCACTAAACAACCCTTTTAAATCGGTACCTCCGTTTGCTACATATTCAGCAGCATACTGAAGTTCCTCAGGTAATGCCTCAAAGAACTCTTTAGGAGTTTGTTCTCTTACAGCTTTTTCCTTTTCATCAAAGTTAGCCTGTAAAAGCTCCTGCCAATCTTTAAGAGTGTACTCTGACATGTCTTTCTCATCATCAAAGGGTATTAGTACTTCATCGTCAATTAACTTTGAAAATACTTCTACCAAACCACTCTTCTCAATCTTAGGTCTTCCAACAGAAGATGTTTCCTCTTCTTCCTCTTCTTCATCTTCAGGCATTGCAGTAATTTCATCAACTACTGTTTTAACGTCTGTTTTAGATTCAGAATCCTCATCATCATCTGTGTCAGAACTTTCATCAGAATCAATAAAACTCATGTCTACTGTAGACTTTGAGAATATTGATTTTTTGTTTTCTGTTTCTTCTGCTCCAGGTAGCATTATGCTATCTGCACCAGGTGTTCCACCGAAGATATCATCTAGATCAATATCTATCTGAGATACTTCAGTTTGGTTGGTTGTTGATTCACTCATATTATTTTTTTTGGTTTTTTGTTGGTTGTACATTAAAAATATAATATTAATAAAGAAATAAACTAAAATAATTTTAAAAGAGTTTTTTCTCTTTTTGCATTATAGCGCTATCTCTTATTCCTCTTTATTCTTAGGGGTTTTAACATCATATTTATTTTTATTTGTTCTAGCAACTTCAAGTTGTTTGTTAGCAATTTCTCTTTTAGTTGCAAGCTCTTCTCTTTTAAGATTTAACATATCTTGACTCTGAGCTTGCTTAATGCTATTAGACTCTTTTTTCAAGTCCATTTGTTGCTGGAACTCATCAGATTTTCTGATATCTGCAAGCGCATCTTGGTAATCAGATTGTTGGTTCTGATTAATGTCTTGCATAGATCCATAACCAGCAGCTCTAATCTGAGCTACTAGTAAATCTTTCTGACGTTCTTTATCATTCTCCTCTTGCTCAAACTGAATCTTCATCATCTCTTCTTGTTGTTTAGCTTGAAGAGCTTGTTCTTGCATTTGCTGTTGCTGTTGCATTTCTTCTTGTCTCTGACGCATTTGCTTCTCTTCATTTGCTTTCAAGATATGAGATACTTCAGAAATAGATTCAGCTTTAATTATATTACCCAAGTCATAGATTGATGCACCACTAGTGTTATTAGTTATAGCTAACTGCTTTAATTGTTCTAACACTGCTCTGTGATTAGCCTTCGTTGTAGCAAAAATGTTAAAGTCTCTTAGCATAAATGAAGATCCTTCAATTTCAAAGTTTACTTTTTCATCTGCTCCAGTTACATATTGCAATCTAATAGATGGTTTAGTACTGTGATAGTATTGAGCTAAGTCAGTACGCATCTGATGTACTCTAGGCATCAAGTAGTCACAGTGATTGATAAAGTATGTTTCTGTTTGTGCATATGAGTTAGCTGTAGCTATTCTAAGACCAGTGGCTGTAGCTTGTTCTACTTGCTGACCCATACGTTGTGGAGTAACACCAATAACTTCAAAAGCTTGTTGTTTGAAATAATTAGCTAACTGTGTTCTAGAAAGTATTCTATTTGTTTGTTCTAGATTAAGAACCTGATAATGTTGGAAGTTAAGAGCATTCTCAGTGTTAGTGATAGATGTATCTAACGGTAACATCTGGAAGTCTTTCATTGCAACATATGCTTTTGCAAGGTTGTTCTTACCCCAATCTTCACCCAAAGAATGTCTAGGTAAAGCATTTTGATCAAGCATAATTACTGTACCTAACTCATCTACTAGTATATCAGCAATTTGGTTATTTACAATATTATATCCAATCTGGAATGGTTTCATTAAATCTATCAATGAAGTAGATCTAGTGTTTCTATCAGAGAATACAGAACCTTCTACAGGAAGTTTACAACCATACAATGTAAAGTCACCTTTAAACTGGAATGGTACACGTCCAGGTTTAGCTCTGTTAATTCCAAGGTATATTGGATTTATTCCATCAGGAGAATAATTATTCATTCCCCAATATGCCGGGTAGTTTGGACCAATCTTAACACCGCCCCATACTTCATTAATCCAAATCCAATCTATATGCTCACCAGCAATTAAATTTTCTTTTGTCTTGTTCTTAAATAAACGTGTGTCATAAATGGGCTTTAGAGTGACCTTGTAGCTCTCATCTACAACATCCTGGATAAGATCCCCATTCTCATCAATACGTGTCAAATGACCCACCTTACGTTGCGATTTCCAGTACACTGTAGATACACGTAGCATATCAGTGTTTCCATAATCAAAATAATCTTCTGATTCAGACAGAATCCACTCTACTATATCACCATGTCCTGTTGGTCCATCGTTAAGTGTAGCAAATTGTCTATAAGCTAAACCTGGTTGACCACTATTCCACTCATGAGATTTAGTAGCATCATAGTAAGAACCATCATTCTGCTGCCCACCTATTGGATAACCAGCAGCTTTTGTAGGATAAACAGCTTCTAATGATTGCATTTGCTCATCAGTCATAAGATATCCATACTTATCAATGATGTCTGCTACATTAAGCATATCTATTTTACCTACCCAGTTACCTTGAGATATATATCTAGCATCTGGAGACTTATGATAGAATGTAATTACAGGGTTCCATAACTCTACTTCATAATCATCATCATTCATTTTGAAGTGCCAGAACTCTCTGTCTGTAATAAGCATATCACGAAAAGCTCTTTCTTCAAGCTCATCCATTTTAAAACGCTCATAATCTACACGCATTTGGTGTTCAGCCCATTCTTCAAGCATAGATCTATAATCTTTCTTAAAGAACTGCTCTATCTCAGGAAGTTCTCTTAATGCTTCTGGTTGTAAAGCTTGTTGAATTTCAGGATCTTCTGGATCTGCACCCATCTCAATCATCTTCATTACCATCTTCTGTTGAGCATCAGCTAATAATTTAGCTTCAACCATTGCTCTCTTTTGTTCTAGTAATTCATTATATGATGTTTCATCTGTAGTTCTAAATGAAACTGTAGTGTTGCGTTTAGCAAACTCAGCCACTAATACATTGATAACATTAGGAATAATAGGGTAAAACTTTAGTTCTAATGCAGATGAATCTTCTTTAGTTAGTGTTTCAATAAGATCGGCATACTCAGGATCTTCTTCTACTATATAGTCAGTACGGTCAATTATACCTTTAGCAAGTTTGTAGTTCTTCATTAAACGTCTTGCGTTACGTCTAATTTGCTTCATACCTTGCCATTCTAGCCAATCAAGATTCCAAGCAGCCCAATCCTCGTTCTTTTCTTTCTTAGGAATAAACTGTACAGGTTGAGTTAAAGTACCCATCCTATTATGTTCTGCTTTAGCTCCTGCTTTGAGCTGCATTGCGTTATATAATTGCATCTTCTGTAATATTAATTGTGTAGTTTTCTTCTAACTCTTCAAAGTTTATATCTAATATTTCCTCTTCAGTTTCATACTCCCAATATAAGTAATTGATTGTCAGAGGTTTGAGTTCAGTAGTACTAATAGTGTATACCATTATTTTATATTTTTAAATGCTCTCTTAGGTTTGCTCATTCCAGATGAAGGTCTAGAACCACCAATATGTCTAAAAGGGCTCACTTTAAATTTATACAAATTTGCTGTATTTTCCAAAGATTTGTTTGATTGCTCCTTTCTTTTTACATATCCACGATTAGCTTGCTGTACAGTAGCAAATGCAATAAGTGCACAAAATGAAACTAAACGGTCAACGTTTAAACCTGGGTGGTATGCCAACATCTCCTTTAATAACATAGGATCTGGTATTCTTGTTACCCCATATGTCTTATGTACCACTTTACCTTCATTAGTGGTTACGTTATCTAATTCTTCTTTTAAATATTCTATTGCATAGGATATTAAATGATTCTTAAATAATGTACCTGTGTTTCTCCAACCATATTCTTGGTGTACAGATCTATTGGAATTAAGATCTTTTAAGAATAACATCTGGTCTTTTGTTACAAGGTGTCTTTGTTTCTTTACA